ATGTGGGCCTATCTTGGGAATATGACCAAGTTCCCCAGCGTCGAGGAAATCACCTCAGGCATCCATCACAGAGTGGAAGCAGAGCTCGCCGGCCGCGGTATCGAATGGTTGGCATCTGAAGTCGGGGTTGACCCGCACACCATTCTCCGGTCGTTCCATGAAGGCCCTTCGTACGGGCTCGTTTGGGACATGGCCGAAGCTCTCAACGTGTCAGTGGCATACCTCATGACGGGTGTCCGCTGATGGACATTCGTGAAGAGCCGTTGACCGTTGACGAGATGGCTTCGTATCTGAAGAAGTCTGCGTACACGGTTCGTGAGCACGCAAAGTCTGGTGCTATCCCAGCTCACAAGGTGGGTGGGACGTGGCGGTTCTTCCTGTCCGAGTTCCACGCACAGCGCACGGCCGAGGTTGTTGACCCGTTCGCTGCACCTCGTTCGCGGCGGAGGAAGTCCTGATGGATTTCTCACTCTCACGCCACGCCGTGCAGCGCGCACTCGAAATGGGGCTCGAGGCGGAGTTCATCCGCCGCCTGATCCTCAAGCCCGCGACCAAGCGGGAGAACCTCAGCCCGACGTACACGGACGGCTGCATGGTGCACACCCTCAACGGTGTCGCCGCGGTAGTGAATGCGACGGGCCATGTCGTCACGTTTTTGAAGACCGACCAAGGCGTCTGGTCGCGATAGCCCTTCTCGCCGTCGAACGCGTTTAGGGCACCAACACAACTACACAGCAGCTAAGTCGAACCTGTGACCACTGCGCACCGTCGTGATGATGGCGTGTTCAGAGCAGGGTAGGCGGAAACCCAAAGCCGGCGCTTAGGCGGACACGGCATGGGATGTGATCCCCACGGTGGGGAGATCTTCGGTGATACGTGACTTGGCGGTCGCGGCTGACTTTACCGAACGAAGTAACGCCGGGTCTATAGGGGCTGACCCTTACCCGGCTGGTTGAGAGCTACGGGAGTCATGTTCGCTCATTCCTTCGGGAGACGTGATTGCTACACGAACCGGTAAGCGCATAGGGCTGCGCGGCGCGGTTTAGGAACGGCTCAACCTTTATCGACTTGGTGGTCGATGGTGGCGCGATTGGCAACCTCCACGGTTCGAGGCCGTGGCGCGTACTGCGGAGGCGAGGTGGCACACGCGCCTCGGGACTGCTGCCCAAGTGCTCGCGGGATCGTATGCCCGCCTATGAGCCAAGCGTGGCAAGCGCCGAGGACATTCCCGGGTTCGAATCCCGGCTGCTCTTGAGAAAGGAACGGTCATGATCACGGTTCGTGAGTACAACGACAGCGGCGGCAACCCGCTCTACCCGGCCATGTACTACACCATCCCGGGGACCGACGACTTCGAGCTCGTCACCCACTTCAACGACAGTGGCGGTTACGACTGGACGGATTGGGTCGCATGGTACTCGCCGACACGCCGGATGTACTTCGTCGCCAGCGGGTCCGGGTGCTCCTGCAACAGCCTGACCGACGACTATTACACCCTCGGCGATTTCGTCTCGTTTCACTCGAAGGAAACGTTGAAGGCCGACCTGGTTTCTTTCATCAACGACCGGTATGAGTACACCGACCTTCGCAATCGTCCGCGTCTTGACGACAATCTCGCGGCAATCAACTCGTTCAAGTCGAATGCGGTGTCGTCGTGATGGGTGACGACGTACGCCTCATGTTCGCTGCGGGTTGGACGGCGGCCCTTGTTGAGGCTGAGCGTCAGTGCCGGCGCATGTGGGATCCGTCTGGCGACGTAGTGCAGGCGACGTCGAGTGTGGAGCTGGTTGAGCTCCGAAACGCAGTAAGGAGCAAGTCATGAGCACCTTGTCGACGGCTGGTCGTTGGACGCGTCAACCTGATGACCGGTACGACACGAAACATTTGCTCGACGACGCCTACACACCCGTACCCGATGAGGTGCGTGCTGCTGCTGAGGCTCGTGTGCGCAAGTTCGTCACCGAAGAAGCATCACTCGCGGAACTCTTCGCAATGCTCGGACTGGTGACGCCATGACTCAGTTCAGCAGCGGGAAGCATGCCGACGTCATCACGCGAACGGGTCTGCCCATGCATCGACCACTCGCGAATCCAGCTAACCCGATCCTTGAGAACTACCGCGGCAACGAAGGACACTGGCCGATCGACGGCTACCTCCGTTCGCTTTCGCTCCACAACTCGTGGCAGTGGGAGAGCATCGCGAGGCAGGACGAAATTGAGCATGCTCGAGCGGTCATCCTGCGTCTCGTGAAGTTCATCGAGGGGGAGTCATGATGCCGTTTGATCTTCCGGGGATGCGTGCGATGCATTGGACGCAAGGCATGCAACCCGTCGAAAAGATGGCCGTCGAAAGTGTCGAAGAGATACGCATGCTCGAGGATGCGTACTCCGAAGACATGAAGTGTGAGGCGATCCACCGCGGCGACTACAACCCGCGTTGCAGCGGCGATGTCGTGGCCATGTTTCAACGCTCATGCTCGAGCAAAGGTGAGCGCCCCATCTGCTCTCTTTCGGCCGAGTACGTCGACCGGACCATGGCTCTTCCCGCCTGCCTTTGCACTGAATGCCTCGGCTATGTGCGCGATCACTGGCGTATTCGGAACCTGTGATGACGTCTGGTTTTTACCGTTCGTGGGCGGACATTCAAGCCGACTGCCGTTGTGGTTGGTCGGGTGACACACAAATCTGCGACGACCTCGAAGACATGCGAGCCGTCTGGACATGCCCCGAATGCGGGCACGAACACGTGGAGGTGCAGTGATGAATTGGTTGGTCAAACTGCGGCGAGGCGACTGGGAGACCGTTCTCTACGGCTTCAAGAGTCTGGACGAGGCCATTGCGAAACGTGTCGAGCTCAACAGCATCTACCAGACCGACGAGTACTACGTCGAAGCGTTCCAGATCGAGAAGGCAGGATCAGGCCGATGATCAAGACGATTGAGGAGTTGGAGCAAGAATCCGACGCACTCGAACAAATGATCCGCGAAACCGACGCTTCAATCGCCTACCACCAGGCAGAAGCACTCAAAGAATCCGGCAACCGCATCGTCTTGCGGCAAGAACTCGACGCCGTCGAATCCGCACTCATCTCAGCGTTGGGTGAACCGTCATGAGACCGCTCATCTCAACCCTGTTCATCATGGCCGCGATCGTAATGATCGTGGCCATCGTTCTGTCCGCAGAAGCCGGAGACATTGTCGCGGTCCGTGTGTGGGCGTCACTACTCCTCGCCCTCGCAGTCGCCCGGTCCATCGAAATCCTCCACGAAGAACGGGTCAGCGAGACACCTTGACCGAGTTCCACACCTACCGTTCCGGGCTGAACGTGTACACCGTCTGCACCCTGTGTGGAGCGTACGCGATCGGCCCATTTCATCATTCATGCACGTCAGGCAGCCACCCACGATTCATGCGGGACTGCGCGTGCCGAGCTTGCGGGGAGTACCGCGCATGGATATCTGGGAACCAATAACGACCTTCATCATCCCCGGCAGACCCAAACCCAAAGGCCGGCCCCGCTTCACACGCACAGGCCATGCGTACACGCCGCAGAGCACACGGGACGCCGAGAAGAACGTCATCGATCTCTTCGAACTCGCATGCCCACTCTGGGAACCCACGTTGGAAGACGTCCGACTCACCCTCGACGTCTGCTTCCAACACGGACGCGTCGCCGACCTCGACAACATCACCAAACTCATCGCCGACGCCCTCAACGGGTACGCGTGGGTAGACGACCGACAAATCCGAAAACTCGACATCACAGGGCACGAACACGCAGGCGACAGAGCCGGGGTTGTTGTGTCCATCGCCATCTACAAAGGGGAACGGTAATGCGCAGAAAGGTAGTGCTCGAAGACGAGTACGGCGACCGGCAGACAGGCGTCGAACACCCCGCACGCATGTCCGACGAACCCGGCACCATCACCGTCAACGGCACCAACTGGTACACCACCGTCTGGCACGCACACGGTTGGCGTGTCGTCTCCGCGGGGGAGTGGGAAGAGTGACACGCGTACATCTTCCTGACCCCGGCTTCCACCCCTGGATGACCGACGCCGAATGCACCCAATACGACCCCGACATGTGGTTCTCCCCAGACGGCGACCCACACACCGCACGACGCGCAAAAACCGTCTGCCAAACACGCTGCACCGTCCGCGAACAATGCCTCCAACACGCACTCAGCAACAACGAACAACACGGCATCTGGGGCGGCATGGATGTTGACGAACGCCGCGCACTACGACGGAAGAAGACAGCATGACGTACGCGTACGGGTTCGAACCGCGCCGTGAACACTACCTCGACGACGAATCCTTCGAACGTGCCGACGCAGACTACTGGGCCTGATACGACGCCGAAGAATCCAAACGGAAGGACTACCAGTGATCACGACTTACGCCGAGCTCGAGCAGGGCAGCGACGAATGGTTGGCTGCCCGTTGTGGTCTACTCACCGCATCCACCATCGGACGCCTCATCACACCGTCAACGCTCAAGACCGCGGACAACGACACGTCACGCGGACTCACCCTCACACTCGCAGCCGAACGCATTACCGGTCACGTCGAATATGTGCACCCCACGTTGGACATGCAACGCGGCACAGAGGACGAACCCGAAGCCCGAGCCGTATACGCCGACCACAACGCACCCGTCCAAGAAATCGGGTTCGTCACACTCGAACAACACGGCTACACCATCGGCTACTCACCAGACGGGTACGTGGGCGACGACGGGCTAATTGAGATCAAGTCCCGTAAGCCCGACAAGCACATTGCCCATGTTCTCGCAGGCAAACCACCGCTCTACAACATGGCCCAAATGCAGGCCGGCATGTACATCACCGGCCGTGAATGGTGCGACTACGTGTCGTTCAGCGGCGGACTCCCGTTGTGGGTGTCGCGCGTCTACCCCGAGCAGCGCTGGTACGACGCCATCGACACTGCCGCACGTGCGTTCGAGGAAAACGTGACCGCAATCGTCAACAACTTCACGAACGCCACCCAAGGTCTACCAATGACCGAACGGCGACCCGAACTTGAGGAGATCCGATTCTGATGGACATCTCACGAACTGTTGAACCGCGCTCCGACCAGCTCAACTTCGACGACCTCGCAGTTGCATCAAAAACCGTCACCATCAGTGAAGCGCGACCCGGCACAGCAGAACAGCCCGTCGAACTCCACCTCGTCGAGTTCCCCGGACGACCCTACAAACCCGGCAAATCCATGCGACGCGTACTCATCCAGGCGTGGGGTGCAGAAGCATCCGTATACGTCGGACGCACCCTCGAACTCTACGGCGACCCAACCATCCGGTTCGGGAAAGACGCTGTCGGGGGCATCAGGATTCGCGCACTCAGTCACATCGACAAGCCGCTCACCGTGAATCTGACGGTGACCCGCGGACAACGGAAACCGTTCGTCGTTCAGCCGCTCACCGTCACACCCGTACGCGACTGGCTGGCGGAGCTCGAGCTCGCCGGGGGTGACGTCACAGCACTCGAAGCACTCGGCAAAGCAGCACGCACAGCAGGAGCGTCGGAAACGGTCGTCGACAAGATCCGTGCCGGCTACCAGAAAGCAAAGGACGGCGCATGAGAATACTCGACCTGTTCTGCTGTGCAGGAGGAGCCGGCGTTGGGTATTCCCGCGCCGGCTTCGACGTTGTTGGCATCGATGTGAAACCTCAACGAAATTACCCGTTCGAGTTTCACCAGGCTGACGCGATCGAGTATCTGTCAGAGCACGGTCACGAGTTCGACGCAATCCACGCTTCACCCCCCTGCCAGCTGTACTCGATTACGAGCAATGCTCACACCAACGAGCATCCTGATCTTGTCGGACCGACCAGGGAGGCACTTGTCGCGTCCGACAAACCGTACGTGATCGAGAACGTCGAGGGCGCACCACTAATGGAACCGCTGTTGCTCTGCGCTAGCGAGTTCGGTCTTCGAGCCCCAGACGTGGATGGTGTCGAGCTCGCGCTGAAACGGCATCGACTGTTCGAGTCGAACGTGTGGCTCATGGGGGCCGGGGGTTGCCGCCACGACGGGACACAGATCGCAGGCTCGTACACGGGAAGTCGCCACCGGAAGCCGGAGCATCGAGACAACCCGGAGAGACGCGGCGGTTACACGCCCGCACTGACGGTGAGGCGCGAACTAATGGGTATCGACTGGATGAACGAACACGAGCTCGCCCAGGCAATCCCGCCCGCGTACACGGAGTTCATTGGGCACCAACTGATGACACACCTGATGGAGGTGGCCGCATGACCGAATGTGTGAAATGCCGCGACTGGGGCAAGTACGAGACCCACGCCGATCACTGGCCGCCCGCAAGCGAGTCGCCGCATGACTGACTTCTTCTTAACGTCGGAGGATTGCGCGCGTTGTGGTTCTCATGCCGGAAGCGCACACGTTTTCTGCCACCCATGCGTGATCGAGGGGCAAGAGTTTCACATGCTGACAAGGAGGTGAGTTAGTGCCGAAAGATGATCGCCTGTATGGAAGGTTCACACTCGATTTCGCTGATTCGCCGAAGATTGCCCCCCTGTCAGACATCGCGTTTCGGACCCTGGTCGAGATGACTTTGCATTCACGGCGCATGTTGGATGACGGGTTCGTTGACGCGCGCATTGTGGCAAAGAAGTGGAAGAAGAAAGCGGTCGATGAACTGTGTATCAACGACACAGAAAAGCCGTCACTGATTCGTGTCGATGGCGGATTTCGCATCCACGACTTCGCCGAGCATCAGCAGACCCGCGCGGATATTGACAAGAAGCGGGAGGCGGGTCGTGCGGGTGGTCTAGCACGTGCTCAAGCACATGCTAAGGCGGATGCTCAAGCACCTTCCAAGCTATTAACAGAGACAGAGACAGAGACACCTTCTTCTACGAAGAAGGAGAACACTCCCGCTTCGCGGGGGTCACGGTTGGATCCTTCATGGCTTCCCTCTGCTGACGATGTAGCGAAAATCAAGAGCGAGTGCCCGGACGTTGACCCTCAACGCGAGCATGCGGTGTTTGTCGATTACTGGGTGGCTGTTCCTGGCACGAAGGGCATCAAACGGGACTGGTCGGCGACGTGGCGGAATTGGATGCGTCGGAAGCAGTCGGATTCGTCGGGTCGTCGTCCGTCGCCGTCTGAGAAGGCTCGTCGGACTGTGATGTTGGCAACAGATTTGGTAGGGGAGTTGGAAGCATGACGTATTTCGGGAAGAAAGCGGTGCTCGAGTTCAGGCTCTCATGGCCGCAATCGTCAAACCGCTTCGACAACTTCTGCCGATTGGAAGCGACGGATCGGGCGTCGGGTATGCGCGTGTTCGAAGCGGAGTTCACAGCGGAAGAGTTCGCGGGCTTGATGAGTAATCGGGGGGCGAAGGTGGAGGCTGATCTGCTTTCGGATGGCCGGTATTCGCGCGTCTCTCAGCAATACGTGCACGAGGCGGTCCCGTTGCCGAAGGAGTTCGTTAGACATCTTGGCCGGCAGCCCAGCGACGAGATGATCGCTTGGGCTGAGAGGGCTTCCGATGGGTGGGAGGGCTCCAATTGGTCTCGTCATAACTTCGGGTGGTCGCTGACTGTTTACAGATACAAGGCGGCTGATGAACAGGCATGAGGTTGCGAAGGTGTTGGCGAAGATCCAGCTGGGCGACAACCGGCAGGTTGACGAGCTTGTGTTGAACGAGTGGGCGGACACGATCGGGCACCTCGACTTCGCTGATGCGATTGCTGGTGTCCGTATGCACCGTCAGGAGTCTGCGGCGTGGATTATGCCGGCGCATGTGATTGCGAACGCTCACCGTGCACGTAGGGACCGGTTGCCGTTGAACGCTGTTGAGGCGTCGTCTCGTGAATGCAGCACGCATGCGGGGTATCCGTTGCCGTGTCTCAGATGCGAGGCAATCTGATGACCTATCAGGAGATGACGTCGGACTCACTGTTTACCGCGTTCCTGGCTGGTGTTGGTCCGGAGCGTATGTATGACGACGAGTTGCGGATGTTCAGGTTTTTTCAATCGCATCCGGGGCAGTCGATGTTTCGGGCTGTTGAGGCGGCGATTGAGGCTTACGAAAAGGGGAGAAATTAATGGCTGAGGTTTCGTTTGTTGCGTTCGTGGAGGACGTGCTTGATGGGAAGAACGGCGCGTGGGGTTTGAAGACGGCTGAGGCTCATTCGCGTAAGGACGAGTCAGGTCAGTGGCAGACCGTTAGTCGTACGTTTCGGACGGTGAAGGCTGCTTATGAGACGACCATCAATTTCGGCATCTTTGCGAAGGGCGACAAGGTCAAGGTGGTTGGTAAGGAATCGACTGAGGTTCGCGAGTACCAGGGGAAGAAGTTTTACGACCTGATCGTGAAGGCTGAGAGCGTCGTGCCGTTCCAGTCGAACCGTGAGCCTGTCGGTGTGTCTGTGGCACCGGCTGCTGACACGTGGACTGCTGCACCCGCATACACGGACGAAACGCCGTTCTGACCATTTTCGTATCCGCAAACACGGGGTCGTCACTTACTGGGTGGCGGCCCCGAACTGTTCCCAGAAGGAGACAAACGTGGACTACCCAGAAGCACTCGTCGAGAAGGTTGCGTTTGCGATGTTCGATGCGCAGACAGTGGGCAGGGGCATTGGGGGGCAGACGCTTGGCCCACCGCCCGAGATTTGGTACACGCTCGCGAATGCTGCGCTCGACGCTATCGGGCTGCAAGAAGATCGGCGCACGGTTGTCCTCGCAGGGAACGACACGCCCGTGAAGGCCAAGCCCGGAAAGTGGTTGCGCTACACGACTGGTTGGGAGGCGATTCGTGACTGACGACTTGCAGGCTGCTGTTGCCGCGTTGACGGTGACACAAACACGGAAACTCATCGACTGCACATGCCCTCAACATGGCGGCAAGAAGTCGCACGTCTTCGAGGATGCGCCGTTGCTCGTGCAGCTCGAGGAAGCAATCCGTTCATCCATCGGGGGCAGCATGTCCGGTGCCGGTCTCGCGTCAACCAGGAACCTGCTCGACCCGGCAGCCCTGTACCAGTCAATGCTCATTACGGATGCGATTGGTTCGTGGTGTCGACTCGCGGGGGTGAAGCCGACCCGTGATGCATCGGCTGATCTGGTTGCGTGGCATGCAGCCAGCCCGGATGCCGGCGAGTTCTATACTGCACAGCTCGTTGGGTGGGCTGAGTTCATCCGGGCGAAGATGGATCCCACGAAGGCGCTCGAGGTTTCGGGTGCATGCCCGGAGTGCGGGGCGACCGTGTGGGCCGATCTGGACGGTGTTGAGCATCCGAGACCGGTGCTGCTGACTTACCACCCGGAAGACCCGTTGACTACCGTTGCGGCGTCGTGCAGGTCTGCTGAATGCTTCGCAGAATGGCAAGGTGAAATGGCTGTGAGGCTGTTGAGGGCGCAGATTGATTCTGACCCGGCAGCGTTGCTTGCGTTTCTGCGAAATTCTGGCTAAACTGAGAGTGCGCTCTAGGACTCTGTCCTCAGGGCGCTTTCTGCTTCCTCGGCACGTTCGCCTAAACGTATGTGGAGCCACCCGCAACCCATGGTTGTGCGGTGAGCCTTTGGTTATCACGCGAACTTGTGGTCCGGGGATCATCGTCCCTGTCAGCCTCACAAGGGTTGGTGGGTGACTAGCCGCGACTGATTGCGGCGTAATCGCTCCTTGTCGGGAGTGCGACGTGTCTCATGCCCCTTAGGGGTGTTGGGCGTCGGGGGCTGTATGTCGGCCCTGCTGAGAGCACAGTGAGCAATCGCAGACATCCGCCACGTAAGCGGGGCGCGCGAGACAACCAGAGGTGCTGCCACCTCACTAAGGCCTCGCGGCCCCGCTTCGTGTGCCCCGGTGTAGCCCAACGGAAGAGGCAACGCCTTCAAGTCGCGTTCAGTGCGTGTTCGAATCACGCCACCGGGACTCATAAACAACGTGAACCCCAAACCGGGATGGCTGGCGTGCCGCATCTCAGGGCTATCCGTTCATAAGTGCTGGGCCGGCAGACGCATTCCGGCCACAACTCAACATGGTCACCTTCACTCTGGTTCCCCTGAGGAGGGCGAACAATCATGGCGCTTGCAGACCGTAAGCAGCTCGACGACAAAAAGCCCGCATTCGAACGGTGGATCGATTCGCTCTCCACCAGCAACCGTGCCGTCATCGACGGATGGTTGGCGGACCTGAACATTTCAAACCAGCGCATCGCTGACTGGATCCGTGACGACGACGAGGACGACGACTTCACGGGTTACCCGGCTGGGAAAGACACGATTGCGATTGCGAGGCGTGCCCGTGGCTTTGTCAGATCGGCTTAAGCAGCCCACCGCGAAAGAGACGCCTTACACGCCCCGCACCGAGTTCGATGGCCAGTCTGGGTTCATTCAGACTGGCCCGCTAGCAGAAGCACCGAAGTCGCACACGGAACTCCTCGAGCTGTTCGGGTACGACCCGGCCGAGGTTCGCATCACTGGTGCGCCGCGTGTATCGAAGTGGCAGACGTACGACGAACGTTGGTTGTCGTCGTACCGGTTCACAATCGAACCCGTCCACGACTCCCGTGTTGAAGACCTGTACGCGATCATCAAGAAGCACCGGGCGCACAAGCCGGTTGGTGTCGGTTCGTCGGTGTTCAACTTCCAGGCTGGCGATTTGCAGCTCGGCAAAGTGGACGCGGGCGGATCCGAAGGAATCGTTGAGCGGTACCTTGCATCCGTGGATTCGGCTAAAGCCGAATTTCGCCGCCTGCGGAAAACACGCAATATCGGAACCATCAACCTCATGTTCCCCGGCGACTGTATCGAGGGCAACCAGTCGCAGAACGGCCGCAACTTTTGGCGCACCGACCTGACGATTACCGAGCAGGTTCGAGTGTTTCGCCGTCTGCTAATGCATACGGTGTCCGCCTTTGCGCCACTTACTGACGAACTTCTTGTTCGTGTTGTCGGTGGCAACCACGACGAGGTACAACGCTTCCAAGCCACGAAGCCCGGCGACAACCATGCAACCGAAGCTGCCGTCGCAGTGTCCGACGCTATCGCGTTGAACGGTGACGCTTACGGGCACGTCAAGGTTGAGATCCCATCCGAAGACAAGTCACACATGACTGTCGCGGCGGGGGACACGATCTTCACGATTGTCCACGGTCACCAGTGGCGCCGTAATGGTGCGATGCAGTGGTGGCAGGGGCACACGTTCAATGGCGGTAATCCTGGTGCGGCTCACATTCTCGCGCACGGCCATTGGCATGCGTGGGAGCTCGAGACGACCGGGAACCGTACCCGCATTTGTGGTGCCACGTTCGAGGGTGCGTCTGAGTGGTTTGAGGAGAACACGGGTGGTACGGCGGCTAAGGGCGGTCTGGTGTATACGACGTCTGCTGGTCGCGTGTCTGACCTGAGTTTGGTGTGAACCCGTATGAGTTCATCCGCTGATAACAACCGTTGTGGCTTTATCCCGTTCGCTCTTTTTCCGGGGGTGGTGTTGTGCGTGTTCGTGTTTGGTGGGTTGTTGCGTTTGTGGCGGCTGTTTGGGCGTCGTTCACGTACAACGGGTTCGTCGTGCTCGCGTCGGTCTTGTTGGTCGGCGTGTTTGGTGTGCATGTCCGACCAGAAATGACACTCGAAACGGCTATTGAACAGTGGTCGCGTGATGCCAGTTGACCGGTACCTGACAGCCGCCGACCGTTGCGATTGGCGTGGTTGTGGTGCGGCAGCTTATGCGCGCATCTATTTCGAGGCCACACCTAAGCCTGTGTTCATCCAGGCGTGCGGTCACCACTTCCAGAATGCTCCGGCCTCGTTGTTGGAGCGATCGATGTATCACCTCGACGAAACGGAATGGATCAATGCCTGAGGGCGACCGCGAAAGCATGTTCGAGACAGAAGACGGGGATGTCTGGTGCTGCGAGAGGTGCTACCGGATCGCACGCGACACCGGAGAGATCGACTGATGATGGATCAGGTTGCAGCGGTTGAACGGATCATCGGCCGCACGTTCTACCGTGAGCCGGCGACCGTGGATGAGCCGCACCGTGTCCTGTATGACGGAGAGGGCGACTGGCTGCTCGGGACCGACTGTCATGTGGGTGAAGATGTCGCGTGAGTGGCATGAGCCGGTTGTTGCGAACAGGTGCGCCGCCGAATGCCAAGGACACGTCTGCGTGCGCACCACAGGCCACCCCGACGTAACAGAACACAAATGCTTCTGCGAGGAGATGTTCTAAATGGCCGACTGCCGGACATGCTCAAATAAAGCCGACCGGTCATGCAAATGCGGTGCCGCACTCTGCCCCCGACACGCTCACTATTACGTCGACGAATCCAACCGGGCCGTGACCGCATCATCCCTACCAACCTGCCCTGCATGCGCAGGCATACGAATCAAACGCCCGTACACCGAGTGGCAGGCAATCGAAGCGTTGGAGTGGTGATGATCGAGTTCCTTCTCCAGCAACTCTGCGACGAAGACGCACCACTCATCGGCTTCATCACCCTCCAACGCAACGACGACGGCAACATCATCGCCGTCCAACACAAAGTGAAACGACACGAACCCAGACCCGAAGAGTTCGTCACCTCACTGCGATGGATGGCAGAAGCAATCGAAATCGAAGGACTACCCGAATGAGCGAATACGACGCCAACAACACAGGCCGAACCGACTGGACACTCGTCATCGCCAACCTCCACAACGCCGGCGAACACGACGCCGCAGAAACACTCGCCAACACCTAAACAGTGGGAGGCCAACATGATCACAGGACAAGTTGGCCTCATCCCGCAAGACGGCTACTGGTTCTCACGCCTCATCGCATGGGTCACTGGCTCCCAGTACACGCACATTGTTGTTGCGATCAACGAGAACCAGTGCGTCAGTGCAGAACCAGGCGGCGCACGAGTCAGGCCCATCAGCTTCTACCCCGGCATTGTGTGGTCGCGATACCCGTTGCGCACATGGCAGCGACGCCGCATCGTGCGATACGCGGTTAGTCGCATCGGTACCCCATACGCAACCGCCGACTTCATCGCAGCCGGCATTGCGATCATCACCCGCACGAGAACACCCGACTGGTTGGCTGCGTACGTCGAAGACGATGAACGCCTCATCTGCTCACAACTCTGCGACCTCGCATTGCAGGCAGGCAACATCCACGTCTTCCACGACTACCGACCAGCAGGCGCCGTCGTACCCAGCTCATTCGAGAAAGTCTTTAGAGCAAGAGGATGGCTATGAACCGGGCAGAACTCCTCGCCGAACTCAACGCCGCTGTCGAAGAACTATTCGCAGCCGTCGACGCAACAACACACGGATGGACTGTCGACCCTCACGACTCGACGCCCAACACGCTCGCCGTTGAAGACGCAGCAGACCACATCGAACAACTGCTAGGGGAATGATGCACATCTGCGACCTCTGCGGATCCGAATCAGCATCAGTCTCAGCCATGCTCGCCTGCGTCGAACAATGCGAAACAGAAGCAGCAAACACACGCGACTACTTCGCACGCTACAACCCCAACCACCGCGACTAGGGGTGTGACAGCAGGGGCATACCAGGGCAGCGGACAACCGGGGGCAGAAGTGCCACCCCCATCCCTCACCCCACCAACAGCCAATAGGTGGTGAACCATCATGCGTGTCTGCTCAGTACACGGATGCCCAACCATCTACGACAGCACATCCTCCCGCTGCCCCACCCACACCCGCATGGCGGACAAGGGTAGGGGCACGGCAACTGAGCGAGGCTACACATCCAAAGGACACCAGCGCTTCCGTGATGCGGTACTCACACGAGACCCCATCTGTGTCCTATGTGGTGTAGCCCAAGCCACCATCGCAGACCACCACCCACGCTCACGCAAAGAACTACTCGAGCTACACATGGACGCTAACGACCCACGGCACGGCAGAGGACTTTGCAAGCACTGTCACGACACACAGACAGCACAACACCAACCCGGTGGCTGGCACACGCTCTGACACCGCTCCGGGGTGCGCGTAGGGGTGGGGGGAGACCCTGGTACAACGCGTGCTACAGAACCGCCGGAGAGGTGATCGTCGGGTCTGTCAGGTCAAACATCTTCGAGGCCCCCGCAATGGGGGCCCTTTTTCATGCCCGCGCAATGCGGAATTGGAGGTTCTGATGCCTAGTGGTGGACACGGTAATAGTGGTCCGGCGCGTGATCCGAATGCGTTGCGTCGGGATCGTGCTGATGATGGTGCTTGGGTGACTTTGCCGACTGTTTTTGACGGTGATGCGCCGGCGTGGCCGCTCGAGTTGCTGACGGGGACTGAGTCGGCCCTTTGGGATGAGCTTTGGCTCAAGCCGCAGGCTGCGATGTGGTCGAAGCTCGGTTTGAAGTTCCAGGTTGCGGCGTATGTGCGTGCGTACCTTGAGTCGGTTGAGCCGGGTGCTGTGAACGGTTTGAAGACGGGTGTTCTTCGCATGGAGGCGGAGTTGGGTCTGTCGATTCCGGGGATGACTCGTCTCGGGTGGAAGTTCGCTGAGGATGAGGTTGCTGAGGTTCGGCAGGAAAAGCAGCGGGCGGTGAGCGCGCGGGACAGGTTGAGGGCTATCAATGGCTAAGCCGCTGATGGTTGCTGTTGAGTGGGTTGAGGCTCACTGTGTCATCCCTGACCAGGATCACCGTGGGGAACCGTTTCTGCTGGGTGATGAGCAGTTGGCTTTCATGGCCAACCATTACCGGGTGAAGGACACCGCGCAGGTTGGTGAGAAGGCTCCCGCATTCGTGTACAGGCGTTCGCAGCTTGTGCGCGCACAGAAGTGGGGCAAGTCTCCGCTGGTCGCCGCGTTTGTGTGCGTTGAGGGTGTCGGGCCTGTGACGTTTGCCGGGTTCGCTCGTGGTGGTGAGGTGTATGACTGCCGCGACTATCGCTGCGGTTGCGGTTGGTCGTACGTGTATGAGGCCGGCGAGCCGATGGGTTCGCCGTGGTCGTCGCCGCTTATCCAGATCACTGCGACGTCTGAGGATCAGACGGCGAACACGTATGACGCTTTGCGGCCGATGATTGAGCTCGGCCCGTTGTCGGATGTGATTCCGAAGACGGGTGAGGAGTTTATTCGTCTGCCTGGTGGTGGTCGCATTGATGCTGTGACGTCTGCGGCTACTTCACGTCTTGGTCAGCGCATCACGTTTGCTGTGCAGGATGAGACTGGTTTGTGGCTCGAGACCAATGGCGGTTGGAAGCTGTCGAAGAATCAGCGTCGTGGTCTTGCTGGTATGGGTGGTCGTTCGATTGAGACGACGAACTCGTGGAATCCGACTGAGAACAGTGTCGCTCAGCGGACGCACGAGTCGTTGGCGAAGGACATCAACAAGGACTTCCAGCAGCCCCCCGCCAACCTTGACTTCAAGAACAAGGCCGATCGCCGACGCATCTTCGAGATCAACTACGCGGCGGCTCCCTGGGTGTCCGTCGATGCTGTCGAGGCTGAGGCTTCGGAGTTGATGGAGACGGACGCTGCGGATGCGGAGCGGTTCTTCGGGAACCGGATTGTGGCCGGCTCGGGTGCATGGTTCGACATGGTGAAGTGGGCTGACCGTAAGGCGAAGGCTCCCGTCACGGTGTCGTTTCGGACGAAGGTGTGTCTGGGGTTCGACGGTTCGGATAACAACGACCACACGGGTATCCGGTTGGAGACGTTGGGTCAGTATCAGTTCACGCCGACGTATGGTGCGGCGTCTTTGCCGACGTTGTGGGATCCGCGGAAGTGGTCTGGTCGTGTGCCTCGTGCGGAGGTGAACGCTGCTGTTGATGAGCTTGCGACACAGTTCGAGATTGTGCGTGCGTACTGTGACCCGCAGTTTTGGGAGACCGAGATTGACACTTGGGCGTCGAAGTATGGCGAGAAGGTGTTCATTAAGTGGCCGACGAACCGTATCGGTCAGATGTGGGCTTCTCTCGAGCGGTTCAAGACTGATGTGGGGAATGCGGAGTCGCCGTTCACGCATGACGGTGATGAGACGGTTGCCGCGCATATCCGGAATGCGGTGGTGCGTTCGCGTGCGATGAACAGTTTGACGAAGGAACGTCAGTACATCATCGGTAAGCCGGAGGAACACCAGAAGATCGACTACGCAATGTCGTCGGTGCTCGCCCATGACGCGGTGATGGATGCCATTGCTGGTGGGGCGCTTGAGGAAGATCCAGACGAATACGTGTATTTCTGAGACCTAGTTGGAGGCTCTATGAGTGCCACGGACGCCCTCCACATGGTGAACCGCCTGTATGCCCGCCTGAATGGTCGCCGGCCTGAGTTTGATCAGCGTGAACAGTATTACGAGGGCAATCAGCCTTTGACGTTTGCGACTGAGGAGTGGAAGCGGGCGAATGCGTCCAGGTATGCCGATTTTTCGGATAACTGGTGTGGTTCGGTTGTTGATGCTGAGGCTGAGCGTCTGCGGTATACGGGTGTGAAGTTGGATGAGTCGACGTATGGGGATGCGGCGAAGAAGCTTCATGAGCAGTGGTTGTTGAACGAGATGGACATGCAGTCGTCGCAGGGGTTTGTGGCGTCTTTGACGTCGTCGCGGTCGTATGTGATTGTGTGGGCTGACCCGTTCACGCAGCAGCCGACGATCTCTTGGGAGCATGGCGCTGACGTTGAGATTGAGTATGACTGGGCTAACTCGAGGGTTCGTACGGCGGCGTTGAAGACGTGGGCTGATTCTGGGTTCGAGTATGCGACGTTGTACACGCCGAATTGGGTGTGGAAGTTTCAGCGGTTGCGGTCTCAGGCGCGTGTTGCGGAGGCGTCACAGGCGGATCAGTCGCGGGTGCGTAACGCGGGCTCTACGGGCGGCTGGGTGGCTCGTGAGGTGCATGGTGAGCCGTGGCCGTTGGTGAACCCGATGGGTGTTGTGCCTGTTGTGGAGTTCGCGAACCGTCCGACGTTGAAGGGTGACCCGCGGTCTGAGATTCAGGGTGTCATTCCGATGCAGAACGCGATCAACCTGTTGTGGGCGTACCTGTTTTTGGCTGCTGATTATGCGTCGATGCCGGCGCGTGTGGTGTTGCATCAGGGTCCGCCGAAGATGCCTGTCCTTGATTCTGAGGGTAAGCAGATTGGTGAGAAGGCTGTCGATATTAAGGATCTTGCTGAGAAGCGGCTCCTGTATTTGTCGGGTGCTGACACTGCGATTGATTCGTGGGAGTCTGCGAAGTTGGACGTCTTCACGGGGGTTATTGAGAAGGCGGTCGGGCATATTGCGGCTCAGACGCGTACGCCTCCGACGTATCTGGTGTCGACGGCGGGCATGTCGAATGTGAACGGCGAGGGGTTGAAGGCTTCCGAGATTGGGTTGGTGAAGAAGTCGCTCGAGTTCCAGTCGTTTGCGTCGCCTGCGATTCGTGAGGTGTACCGGCTGGTTGCGTTGGTGTTGGGTGACCAGTCGTTGGCGCAGGCCGCACGTTTGGCGACGGTCACTTGGGCTAACCCGGAGATTCGTTCTGAGGCGCAGCTTGCGGATGCCTTGTTGAAGAAGAAGCAGCTTGGTTACCCGCTCGAGTACCTGATGGAAGTTGACGGGTTGGACCCGGTCGATATTGCGCGGGTGTTGAAGATGCGTGAGGAAGAGCTGAATGACCCGCAGATTGCGGCTGCCATGAGGGGGCTTGATGATTCCTCAGGCGGCTCAGGATCAGTACCGTCGTCAGCAGGTAGTGGCGGGGGCGACGGCAGCTAGCGTCAAGAAGTTGTGGCGGACACTCGGGGACGATTTCTCGAATGACTGGGTGTACGCCCGCCCTCGCGTTCTTGCGGTGGTGCAGCAGGGGCGTGATGCGGCTGTTCGTTTGGCGGCACCGTATACGGCTGCTGTGTTGGTGGAGACGGATCAGGTTGCGTCTGGTGTGGGCGAGATTAATCCCACCCGGTTCACGGTGGCTGCCCCGGATGGTCGTCCGATGGGTTCTCTTCTGGATGAGTCGGTCATCGCGACGAAGGTTGCGGTGAAGCAGGGCACATCCGTCGATGAGGCGTTGCAGTCGGGTGGTTCGCATCTGATCCGTGACGTTCTGACCGTGTTGGCGGATACTCGCCGGCAGGTGTATTCGGCGGACATCACGCAGCGTCCTGGCGTTGCCGGGTATACGCGGATGCTGAATACGCCTTCGTGCTCGAGGTGCGTCATGTTGGCGGGTCGCTGGTACCGGTGGTCTCAGGGATTCCAGCGGCATCCGCGGTGCGATTGCATGCACATTCCGTCGTCGGAGAACCGTGCGGGTGATTTCCGTACGGACCCTCAGGCGTACTTCGACTCACTGTCCGGGGCCGAGCAGGATCGTGTGTTCACGAAGCATGGTGCTCAGGCGATCCGTGACGGCGCGGACATGAACCGTGTCGAGAACGTGCGCCTGCGTGGCCTTGGTACTGAGACGTCTCACCGGAAGTTCGGCACCCCGTACCGGTTGACGGTCGACGACATCTACAGGAATGCGGGTACGCGTGCCGACGCGATCCGTCTCCTCACTATGGAGGGCTTTATCCGCCCGTCCGTTTGACTTCCCGCTCCTCGCGGGACAGGCCGCGCAACGCGGCAACCAACCAACTAGGAGCAATTCCATGTCGGAAGAAATCGTCGACCCTGTCGACACTGAAATTGTTGAGACCCCTGCTGATGGTGAGGCGCCTATTGAGGGTGCTGATGCTCTTGGTGATGCGGGGAAGAAGGCTCTCGACGCGATGAAGGCGGAGCGCAAGGCTGCGAATGATCGTGCGAAGGCTGCTGAGGCTAGGGCTGCTGAACTGGCTGCGAAGCTTGAGGGCCGTGAGGCTGAGCATGCTGCGGAGCAGGAGCGTCAGCGGGCGAAGGATGACGCGTTGGCTGCGGCTAACAAGCGGATCCTTGCCGCGCAGCTCAAGCTCGAGGCGAAGGGGAAGCTCGCGGACGTGTCCGATGCGCTCCTGAACATCAATCTTGACGATTTTGAAGTGTCGGATGACGGCGATGTCGATTCTGACGCGCTGCTCGCTGCGATCGACGACCTGTTGGCACGCAAACCGCATCTTGCTGCGGATAAGCGCCGTTTCGATGGTGCCGCGGATCAGGGTGCGCAGGTGCCGCAGCGTCTCACGCAGTTGTCGGCTGCGGATCTCGAAAACATGTCTCTCGCTGAGGTGAACCAGGCACGCCGTGAAGGGCGTTTGAACCGGGCTCTCGGCATCGATTCTTAAAGAAAGGCGGTAGCCGCTAATGGCTATTACCAACTTCATTCCTACGGTGTGGGATGCCGCTCTTCTTGAGCGTTTCAACACCTCGAACATTCTGATTCCGGCGTTGAACCACCAGTACGAGGGTGTTCTTTCGGCTGGTAACACGGTGAAGATCACCGCTGTTACGACTCCGACGATCGTTGACTATGCTGCGGCTTCGCGTGTGATCACGCCGGCTCAGATGTCGGACACGACTCAGTCGTTGGTCATCAACCAGGAGAAGGCGTTCTCGTTCATCGTTGATGACATTGACCGGGTGCAGTCGGCTGGTTCGTTTGAGCCTGTCACCCGTGATGCTGGTGCTGCGCTTGCTGAGGATGCTGAGGCGACCGTTATTGCGGCGCTTAAGGCGAACGGCACTTCGGCTGGTACTGGGGCGATCACGACCGCTGACCTTGCGTATGCGGCTGTTGTGTCGATCCGTCAGAACCTTGTGAAGGCGAACGTTCCCTCGTCCGACCGTATCCTTGCGGTTTCGCCCGAGTTTGCGTCGCTGTTGCTCGGTTCGGCGTCGAAGCTGACCAGCTTTGACCCGGTGGGTGACCAGCCCATCCGTAACGGTGTCCTCGGTCGTCTCCTCGGCTTCACGGTCGTTGAGCACCCGCAGCTCACCCACACGTCGAACCGTCCTGCGGCTATCGGCTTCCACGCCCCTTCGGTGGCGTATGTCGGTCAGATCCAGAAGACCGAGGCTGGTCGTATGGAGAACAAGTTCGCTGACTACATCCGTGGTCTGAACGTGTACGGCACGAAGGTTCTGCGCGCTACGTCGGTGCAGACCTACCTGCCTGCTTCCTAAGGAGTAACGGTGGACGCATTCGCAACGTTTCAGGATCTTGAGGCCCGGTTGAATCGGGTCTTTTCTGTTGATGAGCAGGAGTGGATCACGACGCTGTTGGAGGATGCGTCCACCTATCTTCGTGAGGATGTTATTGGGTTGCAGGTGTTCCCGCAGTCGACGGTGACGTTTACTGCGTGGCCGTCGAATGGTGAGGTTGTTTTGCCTCAGCAGCCTGTGGTTGGTGCGCCGACTGTGTTTGTTGGTGCGACTGAGATTGGGTTTGTGCTTCGTGATGGCGTGTTGTTTGTTGACACGGATGATGAGGTGACGGTCACGTTCACGTATGGGTATGCGTCGGCTCCTGAGGGGTTGAAGCGTTGGGCGTGTGTGTTGGTGTCGCAGGCGTTGATTCCGCTTGAGCTGAATTTGGGTTTGACGGTTGGCGGGTTGTCGTCGGTTGCTTTGGATGATTTCAAGGCTGCGTTTGCTGATGGTGGCGAGGGGACGGGCATGAGCCTGTCTGACCGGAATGTGGCTTTGATTCGCCGGCAGTACTCCACGGATGTTCATGTGGGGGGTACGCGGTGAGCATTGTTGCTGGTGCGCAGGCGTGGGGGCAGGCGCTCGCGGAGTCTCTGATGGTCGACACGGTTCTGATTCGTCGTAAGGGGCCGAAGGTTTTGAATCCGTCGACTGGTGAGCTCGAGTTCACATGGTCGACGATCTACAGCGGCAAGTGTCGTCTGGTGTTGCGTTCGGGTGTTGTGCGTGATGTTGATGCGCAGTCTCAGCTTCTGGCGGTGCAGGGTCCGCGTCTGGATGTGCCTGTTGCGGGTACGTCTGGGGTGCGTGCGGATGATGAGTTCACGATTACGGCGGGTGAGACGGCTGGTGTTACGGGTCGTGTTGCTGGCCGGTTTGATCAGTCGTTGAAGTCTGCCCGACGTCTGCCGGTCGAGGTTTGGAGCTGACATGGGTGACGGTTTCAGCTTCGATTTCGACGAGGTGACGAAGTTGGCCGCGGATCTTGGTAGGGCTCCTGCGAAGGCTGCTCCGAAGATCATTGCTGCGGTTGAGGCTACGGCGATTGCGGTTCGGGATGACTGGCGTGAGCCGTTGTCTGGGTCGGAGCATGTGCCGGGTGGTGCTGGGACTGTGACGCACGAGTTGCGGGGCGCCGCTTCTGCGATCACTGGCATGTCGGCTGTGACGGCGGAGATCGGTCCGGTTTTGCGTGGCCAGGGTCCGCTTGTCGGCATGCTCGAGTACGGCACTCCGAAGACTGGTGCGCGGGGCTTTGGTGCTGAGGCGTTGTTCCGTAATCAGCAGAAGTTTGAGGACGCGATTAACGAGGCGGGGGAGATTGAGCTATGACTGCTGAACTCCATCACGCGGCGATCATGGCCCGTATTCGTGCTGATTCACAGTTGACGGCGACGACGTACGAGTTGGGTGAGGTTCCGGATCCTGCACCGTCACGGTATGTGGTTGTGCAGTCGGATTTGGGGCAGCGTTCTCAGGCGCGTTTTAGTGGCGGCAAGGTTGGCCTTCTGACGCGGCATTACGTGTATTGCGTGGGGATGGTTGCGTCTCAGGCGCGTTGGGTTGGTGGGCGTATCGAAGCCCAGCTGCTCGACTACCAGCTCACTGTTACGGGCCGGAATGTTCGCAAGCCGGCCGAGTGGTATGCCCGCCCCGTCATCCTCGACAAGGATGGCCCGTTCCCTTTGCCGTTCGGTGTGATCGTGTTCGACCTTTACTCGGAACCATCTGCCTGACCCGAACTACTTAGAGAGCCCCGCCCTTGTGCGGGGTTTTCGCATTTAAGCGACCCGCCAAACCCGGTGGGTAACCCGGTCCTGCGGGTCTCCTGCCAGGACTCGATCTAGAAGGAGAAACGTATGCCCGCAGAAACTGTCCCGGCATCTACCCAGTCCGATGGTAAATGGCGGATTACGACGGTCCCGATCGGTTCGAACGCGCTCAGCGTTGCGATTCTGAATGGTGCCACGTCGAAGCCCATCACGTACGGTCTGACCGCTGACGGTTGGAACTACAGCAAGACGCAGGCGACCGTTGAGGACAAGCGTCTGACCCTGATCGCGAACCTTGCCCGTCCGGGTAAGACGACTGAGACGTGGGAGGTCAAGTGTGTTGAGTCGGCTGTTGCTGACACGGCGGATGCGATCTTCTCGGCTCTCGCAATCTCGGGTGCGACGATCCAGCTCAACGTGCGTCGTGCTGTTGACAATGCGACGACTCACACGATCGGTCAGATTGCTGACATTCACACGGTCGTTGTTGGTACGCGTCGCCCGCAGGCACCTGTTGAGAACGGTGTCGACACGGTTGCGTACACGTTGTACCCGGTTTTGCCGACTGTGAACGGTGGCGTTCTGGTCGCGTAAATGAGACGGCCGGGGCGGGTTCCCCCACAACCCGCCCCGGCTTCAAACACTCGTGGGGTTTCGACTTGTGGGGAGTAGGACATTGAGTTTCAAGGATGATTTGGCAGCGGCTAAGGCTGCCGTTGCGCCGGCTAAGTCTCCGGTGATTGAGGTGGCGGTTCACGGCAAGCTTCACCAGGTGGTGTTCTACCGTGCGTCGTCCGTGGATTGGTCGCATGCGGCGATGAAGCATCTGCCGCGCATGGATGTCGCGTTGGATCGCAAGAACGGGTACGACCTTGCTGGTGTTTCGCGTGAGATTTCCGCGAAGTACGGCCGGGTGCTCGAGGGCGATGTCGAGACTCAGATGCCTGCCGAGGATTGGGTTGATTTCTGGACTGTCATTGCTCCGGCGTCTGCTCGTGACATTGAGGCGTCGGTGTGGCATCTGCATGAGTTTGATGCGGAGCGGGAGATTGAGGACGCAAAAAAAGCATCCAAGCGTCGCCCCGTCTCGCGGAAGAAGTCCGGCTAGCCGCAGCTCAGAACGTTTCAGTCCGCCGTCTGGGTGGTTGGGAGCCGGCTGAGGTTACGACGTTCGAGTATGACGGCGACCGTCTGGTGCGAGCTGTCACGGTGCGTGAACCTGAGTGGACGCCTGACGTGGTGGCCTTGCATCTTGCGGCGCTGCGGCTCGAGGCGGATATGGGCACGCATGGCATCCCAATGTCCGAGGCGACGGACGCAGCGTACGCGGGTCAGTGGATCACTAACGATAAGCCTCGTGTGGATTACGTGAAGCTCAAGCTCAACCAAGAGCAGGAGCGCTACTACGAGGCGCATCCTGACGTTCGCAAGGACCGCCCGGCACACATCTGGTATGTGAAGGGCCGTGAAGAGGGTTAAGACCCGAGGTTCACGAGCGCGAGGATTCCGGCGATGAGTGCGGTGATCAGTGCCGCGCCGAAGAACCAGACCGCTGTTCCGATTCCGGATGTGACGACGAAGATCAGGCCGGCTCCGAAGATGACGGCGGCGATGATCAGTGCGTTTGCCCAGCGGGGGCGGGTCGGCGTGGTGTGCCGGTATTCGGAGAACTGGTTCTCGGTCATGTCCGCACTGTAGCGCTTGGGCGCTTTTTCCGGCTACGTGCCACCCCTGATTTGTTGAGGAGCGCTCATGCCGGAGAGAGTCACTAAGGTCACCCTTGATGCGGTCGTTTCTGGCTATGTGCAGGGGATGACGCAGGCTGCTGTCGCGACCAGGAATCTGGATACGGCGGCTGGGAAGTTGCGGGCTCAGCAGGAGGCGTTTACCGGTATCGGTAAGGCGTCGATGGCTGTTGGCGCGTTGGCTGCTGCTGGCGTTGGTTTGGCTGTGGCGAAGTTTGCTGAGTTCGATAAGCAGATGTCGGCGGTGCAGGCTGCAACGCACGAGTCTGCCGCGAACATGGCTCTGCTGCGTGATGCGGCTTTGGATGCTGGTGCTGAGACTGTGTTCTCGGCCACTGAGTCGGCGTCGGCGATTGAGGAGTTGGCGAAGGCTGGTCTGTCGACGTCGGAGATCCTTGGTGGCGCACTCGATGGTGCGCTGTCTCTGGCTGCCGCGTCTGGGATGAATGTTGCGGATGCCGCTGAGGTTGCGGCGAAGACGCTGAACCAGTTCAACCTTGCCGGCTCGAAGACGGAGCATGTTGCTGACCTGTTGGCTGCGGGCGCGGGTAAGGCGTCTGGTGACGTGTCCGATCTTGGGGCTGCTTTGGCTCAGGTCGGTCAGGTTGCGAACGGTGCGGGTCTCACGATTGAGGAGACGACGACCGCGCTCGCCGCGTTCGCGTCGCAGGGCCTGTTGGGTTCGGACGCTGGTACGTCGTTCAAGACGATGCTCGGTGCTCTGACGCCGAACACGGCTAAGGCGCGCGACGAGATGGAACGTCTCGGAATTAGCGCGTTCGATGCTGGCGGCAAGTTCATCGGGCTCGAGAACTTCGCCGGCCAGTTGAAGCAGGGCCTGTCGGGTCTGACGGATGAGCAGCGTTCGGCGTCGCTTGAGATCATGTTCGGTTCCGATGCGGTTCGTGCTGCTACGGCCCTGTACAACGAGGGTTCTGTTGGTATCGCGGACTGGTCTGAGAAGGTCAACGATTCCGGGTACGCGGCTGAGACTGCCGCGTTGCGGATGGATAACCTGTCGGGCGATATTGAGAAGCTCGGTGGCGCGTTCGATACGGCCCTGATTAAGACCGGGTCGGCTGCGAACGATGCGTTGCGTGGTTTGGTGCAGGGTGTCACGTCGGTTGTGGATGCGTTCGGTGATGCACCTCAGGCTGTGCAGACGACGGCGTTGGCTCTTGGCGGGTTGACGGCTGCTGTTGGTTTGGCTGGTGGTGCAGCGCTGATCGCGGTGCCGAAGGTGGCGGCGTTCAAGGCGTCGCTCGAGGCTCTGGGTATTTCGGCTGCGAAGACGAACGCTGCGGTTGCGAACCTCAAAACGGGTATGACGATCCTGGCTGCGGTTGGTGTTGGTGCGTGGGCTGCTGAGGCTACGGGCGGGTTCATTGACTCGGCTCGTGAAGCGCTCGGGTTGAAGGAAACCGTTGATTCGTTGATTGGTTCGTTGGACGAGCTCGGCGCGAAGACAACGGTCGACAACCTTATTGGTGACGACCTGAACGGTATCGGCACGCTCACGGATAACGGGTTCTTCTCGGATGTGACTCGTGGTGCGTCTGAGGCTGTGCAGGGTATTTCGAACTTCATGCCGATTTGGAAACTGTTGGGTTCTGAGTCGCAGTTGACGACGGCGCAGTTGTCGTTGGCTGATGATGCGATGTCGAAGCTGGTTGCTGATGGGAAGCCTGATGAGGCTGCGGCAATGTATGAGGCTTTGGCTGCGAAGACGAATGGGTCGAAGGATGCGCTTGGGAAGCTGAATGATCTTTTGCCGGAGTATTCGTCGGCTCAAGATGGTGCGGCTACGGCGACTGAGGATGCGTCGGAAGAGGTTGACACGTTCACGGCGGCGACAGATTCGGCGACGCAAACTGTCAGCGATTTCGTGGATGCTCTGCGCGGCTTGGGTGATACGCAGCTCTCTCTGAATGATGCGAACCGCAAGGTTGAGTCGTCGTTGGATGACTTCCAGGCGTCGATTGAGAAGAACGGTCAGACGCTCGACATCACGACTGAGGCGGGCCGGGAAAACTCGGCCGCGTTGGATGCGATCGCTGAGTCGTACAAGACCGCTGCGGCTGCGACCGTCGAGCAGACCGGTAAGCAGGAAGACGCAATCCCGGTCATTCAGGCAGGTCGTGACGCGATCGTGAAGGCTGGTATGGCTGCTGGGCTGTCGGCTGAGCAGGCGAATGCGTACGCGGATCAGCTTGACCTGATTCCGGGTGACGTTGAGACGTTGTACAAGTCGAATGCGGCTCAGGCGATTGCTGAGGCCAACGCGGTTGCTCGTGCGATCAATTCGATCCCCGGTTACCGCGACATCGTCATTAACCAGGTTGTTCAGGAGACTGGCCGTCCGCGTGGTGAGGTTGGTGCTGCGTATCCGGGTAACGCGAACGGTGGCATGTACTCGTACGCGGACGGTGGTTTCGGCGAGGGTTTCTATTCGGGTCGTGCTGGTGCGTTGTACAAGTTCGCTGAGCCTGAGGTTGGTTGGGAGGCGTTCATCTCTGGGAAGCCGGGGAAGGAAGCCCAGAACCGCGGCTATGCGCTCGAGGCGTACAAGCGTCTCGGCGGTGAAATGGGCGGCAAGACGGAGATCCATTACAACCTGTCGCCCACGTTCCCCGCTATCCGTGACAACGACCCCCGCACACAGGCGACGATCCTTGGTCGCGAGTTCGCACGAAAGGTGGCGGGATGACTGTCGTAACCTTTGGCGGGTTCACGTTCGACGACCAGGCAGTGTCGGGGTTCACGTTGGCGGACATGTCGGGCTGGTATCGGGGTGCACCGTCTAGGCGTGGTGACACGATTCGGAAGCGCCCGCAGAATGATGGTGCGTTTGGGTCTGCCCGGTTTTTTCGTGACGGCAGGGTGATCACGGTGGAGGGGTCGTATATTGGCTCTTCCATCGCGGATGCTTATGCGGCTCGTGACCGGTTGGAGTCGTTGCAGGCTGATGGGTTGTCGTCTGAGTTTGCTGTGACGGATGAGTTGGGGACTCGTTCGTGCATGGTGGAGTTGTTGACGGAGCCGACGCCGGATGAGGGTTTGTTTTCGCCGTTTTTCAAGTTCGCGTTTGATGTGTTTGCTGCGGATGCCCGTAAGTATGGGCCGGAGCTGGTTGCGTCGTCTGGGTTGCCGGCGTCGGGTACGGGTATCACGTATCCGATCACTTACCCGATCACGTATGGGACTGCGGGTGATCCGGGGCGTGTGACGGTGTCGAATTCGGGCCGGCAGGAGTCGTTCTCGTTGTTCGAGGTTGCGGGCGGTTTGGATGCGGGCTTCGAGTTGAAGGAGATCGCTTCGGGTCGTCGTTTGCGGTTTGAGCGTCTGATCCCGTTGGGTTCGACAGTGTTCTTGAACCCTCGTACTGGGCGCGCGTATTTGGATGTGCCGGATAACGATGTGACCGGGTTTTTGACGGTGCGTGAGTGGTGGTCGGTGCCTGCTGGGGTGTCTCAGGAGATTCAGTTTTCTACGTGGGGTGGCGTGTCTGGTGTGCCGTCGTTGACTGCGCGCACCCGTCCTGCTTTCTAACCCCCGCCCCTTTTTCTGTTTGCCGCTGTCGCGGTTTCTTTGTGCTGCCCTTTTGGAGGCGTGATGACGGCTATTCCTTCGTTCCCTGGCCCGAGTGGTGAGGTGGATTCGCTTGAGCTTCGTAAGAACCTTGCGGGTCTGATTGCCCGTGATACGACGGGTGCGCCACGTGATGGCGTGTTTCCGCGGCATTCGAATGCTTTGGTGACGGCGACTGCTTCGACTGGTCCGATGACGGTGAATGTGGCTGCGTTTGAGGCTGCGTTGGTCCGTCAGGGTGGCCCGTTGTGGATGCAGAATGACGGCACGGTTGCTGTATCGATTGCGACGGCACCTGTTGCGAACTCCCGTATCGATGTCGTGTATGCGCGGCAGAACGAGTCTGCCGCACCCATGTCGGATGGTTCGGATACGGCTGTCATTGATGTGGTGACGGGTACGCCTTCGGGTTCTCCTGTGAAGCCGTCGATTCCGGTTGGTGCGCTCGAGCTGGCGACGGTGGTTGTGCCTACGGGTGTGACTGCGACGACTGGTGGCGGTGTGGTGATTACGCAGACGTATGCGTGCACGGCGTCGTCTGGTGGTGTTGTGCGGTTGCGGAATCAGGCTGAGCAGGATGCGTGGTCGCCGGCTGACGGTTCGTTGGGTTGGCGGTTGGACACTGGTGCGCTGCTGAACCGTGTGTCTGGTGTGTGGCGTGTTGTGGCTGGTTCGTCTGATACCAGGAACCGTGCTGTTGGTACGACGAACACGTTCACGAACCCGACGACACCGTCTGATTTCACGCAGACGGCCGACAAGGACGCGTTGGATATGACGTTCGTGAAGCATTCGGCCGGAACAACGTTGCGGGTGTCGATGCAGATCCCGTTCGTGTTCTCGTCGGGTGCGGCGCAGGTGTTGTCGGCGGTGATCAACATTGCGGGTACCGACTATGTGGTGGCTGCGCAGGTTGTTCCGACTGCACCGTTTTACGGGACGTTGACGGCGGTGCGTGACATTACGGGTGTTGCTGCGGGGTCGACGGCGATTAAGCCGCGTGTGCAGTCGCAGTCTGCGGCTTCGGTTGCGGTGAACGCTACGACGCGTGTCTCGTACCGCGTCGACGAAATCTAGGAGGGGGCCGCATGTCTTGGGCTAGCACTATTGCCGGGTCGGTGAACTCCCCGAACCAGTCTCCGCGTTTCGGCCGCAAAGTCACGGGTTGGATCATTCACCACAACGCCGCCACGGGTGGTTCGTATGTGCTTGAGCTGATGCGCACGGGTAAGAAGCAGGTTTCTGCGAACTATCAGGTGATGCAGAACGGTGACGTGTGGGGTGTTGTTCCGCGTGAGAGCCGTTCGTGGTCGGCGTCGAATTCTGATTGGGATGCTTCGTCGTTGACGTTCGAGATTGCGAACGATTCGGGTGAACCGGGTTGGACTATTTCGGATCGTGCGTATGAGCAGGTTGCGAAGACCATTGCGGAGGATTCGCGTTGGGCGGGTATCCCGATCAACCGTACGACGGTGCGTGGGCATCGTGAGGGGTCGGCGCAGGGTGATGGCGGTTCGTATCCGACTGCGTGCCCTGGCGGTATCGACCTTGACCGTCTGGTGCGTATGGCGCAGGGGTACGTGTCCGGTTCTGTGGCCGGTCTCGATGCGGAATTGATTCAGGAGGAAGACGAGATGGCTATTCAGATCATCAAGGAAATCGCGGGTGTTCCGAATGGTGAGAAGGCGCGCTACGGCGTGATGGGCAGCAAGTCCGGCTTCTCCCACATTCAGACCATGAACGAGGTCAACGCCCTGTTGAAGGGGATCGGGAAGACGGAGAAGGAAGCGGTGCGCGGGGTTTCTCGCCTTGAGTTCGACCGGATCGCTACCGCACTGACTCGCTGAACGACTGTTATCTGAGGGGGGCCGCATGTCGCGTTGGTTTCTGGCTGATCTGCGTACCGGACGACAAATTCTCGACCTCCCCGTCATGGCAGGCCGTTGGGAGCGGTTGCTGAACCGTCCCGAGAACATCGAATGCACGCTGGATTTGAACGACCCTGACGTGATCGCGTTGGGTGCTAGGAACACGACCGCGACCGGTAAGACGGTGCTGGCTGTTGCTGAGGGTGACGTCATCCTCGCTGCCGGCCCGATCTGGGTGCGATCGTACGGGCACGACGGTACGACGATGACGTTGACGGCAAAGGGTGTGTGGTCGTACTACGACCGACGCCACATCCTTCCCCCTGTGGCCGCGACAGTACCGCTGACGGACTTCACCGTCCCCGATCCTGATGAGTCTGGGAAGACGATGCCGAACCCTGCGTTGAAAACGGCGTACACGGGCCTCGAGCTTGGGACGATCGCGAAACGGATAGTGCAGCAGGCCCACTCGTGGCCGGGTGGCGCGCTGCCCATCGTGTTCGAGGCTGACCGTGCTGGCATCCATGAGCGCACCTATGAGGGGTCGGACTTCAAAGTTGTGGGTGACGTTCTGCGGCAGTTGCAGGAAGTTGAGGGTGGCCCGGACGTGCGGTTCATGCCCCGCTTCACAGCAGACCGTCTTGGTATCGAATGGGTGCTCGAGACGGGTACACAGGCTGAACCGTTGCTCGCATCAACGGTGACGCACAGGTGGGATGTCACCGCCACAGACTCGCCCGTGTCGAACCTGAACATTGATGAGGATGCGTCCGACCTTGTCGATTTGGGTTGGGTGACTGGTGGCCGTTCCGCCGATGAAGTGTTGGTGTCACGGTTGCAGTCCACACATCTGACCGGGCTTGGGTACCCGCTCTATGAGGGCATGGATTCGACACGTTCGAGCGTGGTTGTGCAGTCCACGTTGGATGGGCATGCGGGGGAGCTTGTTGACACGGGTTCCGCACCGGTTGAGACGTGGTCGTTTGATGTTGAAACGTCGGTGGCGCCGTCCGTTGGTTCGTATTTTGAGGGCGACTACTGCGAGCTCGACATCGCCCCCTACGGGACGCACCCTTACCCGTCAGGCGGTCTCGCCCTCGCCGAATCGGACTACTTCGCCCCAGACGACGGCATGACAGAGGTTGAGACCGACTACTACACCACAGACGGTTTGACAGAAGTTGAACCGGGCTACTACTCGTCTGGTGGTGAGACGGTCCGGTCGAACCTTGCCGGCGACCCGTACATCCGTGAGGGTGGCACGTTCCGTCACCGCATTGTTGCGATTTCGGGTGACGCTATCGGTGACGTGATTCGTGTGCAGTGCGCCCCGAGGAGGTCGTCATGAGTGGCGGTTATCAGCGGGGTCGTGGTGACGGTTTGGATGTCCTTATCCAGGACATTCGGGAGATTCAACGGCGTCTGCGTGAGTTGGAGATTCCGTCTGGCACACAGAACGCATCGTTGGTGGCTCAGGTTCAGGCGAAGCTTGCCGAGTTGGATGCGACGGTTGAGGCGTTGGTTGCCGCGTACGTGGACGCGTTCACGTACAACACGTCGGAGATTGATGCGAAGGTTGCGTCGCCGGGGAACATTGCACCAGGGAACGTGACCGCATCTGGCACCGGTTCATTCGGCGGGACGGTCACCACGGGCGGCGACATGAACGCTGCCGGGTACATTCGCGGCGGCAACGTGTACGGCAACATTCTGTCCGTCGACTACCGCAACGTGTACGTCACGGGTGTGGATGGGGCGCTGGGGCATGTGCCGTCGTCGCGTCGGTACAAGCAGGACGAATCAGAGGCAACCTTTGATGCGGTCGCCGCTGTGGACTCGGGTGTTGTGAAGTGGTTCCGCTACATCGCCGCGGTTGACGCTCTTGGCGAGGACGCACCCTACGTTCTGGGTGGCATCGCGGAGCAGTTTGCTCAGTCCGGGTTGGCGCACACGGTCGGTGAGGACGCGGAGGGACTGCCGGAGTCGATCGAGGATCGCCCGCTGCTGTTCACGCTGATGCTCGCGGTTCAGCAGTTGTCGGCCCGCGTGCGAACGCTCGAGGCTGATTAGCCGGTGTAGCAGTACTGCCCGCCGTCAGGGCCGGTCATGCCGGAACCTGTCGGGCATCCGCTGGTGTCCCAGTAGCCGGTGCCGTTGCCGAGGTCTACCCACGGCAGGGGGATGAGGCTGGGGGTTTCGGGTTCCGGGACACCAGCAGTTTCGTCGCCGGAGGGTTCTTCCCACGTGTCGGCTTCGGCGGCTGCTTGTTCGGCGGCAACACGTGCGGCTTCATCTGCTGCCGCCTGTGCTGCCGCCGCTGCTTCTGCTGCGACACGTGCCGCTTCGGCTTCGGCTGCCACACGGGCCGCTTCAACACGTGCTGCTTTGTCGTTGCGGGCCGCGGTGAGGTAGTCGGCAGTGGTCACGGTTTCGGTCGTGTACGACGAAACGACCAGTGCAGGTTCGGTGCTGTCTGCCGTGGCGGGTGTGAAGAACAGCACCCCACCGACTGCGAGTGCCCCTGTTGCTGCAACAGCCACCCCGGCTACTGCGATACGCCCCCATTTGTTGCTCATGAAACTGAGTTTAACCTGCCCGACCGGGCATTAAACAGGGCTAGCCCTGAGATTGTGAGGGACGCTCATGCGGAAGAACAGGACTGTTCGTGGGTGACGCGGAGGACTCGATGCCGGCGTGGGCGGTACGGCTCGAGACGAAGGTGGACCTCGTTTTGGGTCAGCATGGCACCCGCCTTGAGGATCACGAGACGCGGCTTCGTATTCAGGAGTCGCGACGGTTTGTTTCGCCTGCCCAGTTGTGGGGCGGCGTGTTGGCTGCGTTGGCGGGTGCGTCTGCGTTGACGACGTTGTTGAACTGGCTGATTGGACTGAACTGATGACTGACTTTGACCCGCTTGTGACTAACACGACGAACACGTTCAACGGTGGCACGTACACGAACCCCGCACATGTTCCCACCGTCAACGACCTCGGCGTCATCGTCTCGTCAGGGCGTGCACGGAAGATCATCTACGGCGGCTACGTCCTCGCGTTGGTTGCGGCAGGCGGCGCACAAGTCGCATTCGCAGACCTCGGCATCGCAGCACCCGCATGGCTGTCAGCATCCGTCGCCGTCCTCGCCTACCTGGGCATCCCCGTTGGCGGGTTGGCGGCTGCGAACACCCGTAAGTAACGCACGAAACCACTTACACACAGACTTTGAGGGGGTCGCATGGTCGACATCATTCCGTCCACCGATAGCACCTTGTACCGGCTGCCGCTGAAAACGCGAAACCGGCTCGCAGCGGATCTTGCCGACCCCGGAACCCCCGAAGGTGTCGTCCTCGCGGCAACCACTGAGGCGGCAGTCAATACGGCCCTAGAAGGTTCATTCAACGGCGGCGGAGGACTCTACGACTTCCCCGGTTCAGCGGGCACCGAAACGATCACATATGAAATCAACGCAACCCACTACACCGCCTCCTCTACCCTCGAAGGCCAAAACACGACCATCGGCGCGACGCCCATCATTGTGAAGCCCGACGCTGCACCGGTCGGCGTATACACCGTCACCGGCGACGGAGCCGCAATGTACCCGACAGCGGGCGGCGCAACCGTGCCCATGTATGTAGACGTTGCCTCAATGGTTGGTATCAGCCGGTCCGTCATCGGTACCCTCGCGTCGATCGGATCAACCCAAGGCATCGGCGGATTCCTGTGCGGACGATTCGTGACAGGCGACGCACGAATGCTGAAATGGGGTCTCTCCGCAACGACCCGCGCGTACGTACTGTCGAAGCATTCCGGAACGGTACTCCCCGGAAGCGGAACCGCACTCGTAGCATCGACGCAGGTCGCCCAACCCGGAGATGTAGTCGACCTCGAGTTCCGCAACCACACCCTGAAACTGCACGTCAACGGGATCCAGATCCTCACATACACGCTCACCGCCGGTGAACAGGTCAGTTACGAGATCGGCACCAACGCTGGTGTCTACGGCAACTCGAGCGCGACAACCCCGAACATTGCGATCTGGCAGTGGATGCCCGACTGGCCGGTCGGTGACAAGAAGATGATCGCGGTAGACGAGAGCCTTAAACTCCCTGAGGACGTCGAGTTCTCCGATTCGATGCGCGCCGAAATTGGCGGTGTTGCAGCCGGAAACCGCCGCTTCAACATTGCAGACTACGGCGCCAAAATGGACGCCATCCTCTTGACGGACGCAGCCACATCAAGCGGATTGGCAACTGTCTCGTCAGCTGCTCGCCCCTTCGTGGCCGGCGACGTCGGCAAAACGATAGCCGTCATGGGGGCTGGCCCAGTCGTCGCGAACTCCAACGATGGCGTCTGGATTAGCACCATCTTGTCTGTGGCATCAGGTGTCGCCACGCTAGCCTCGAGCGCAACCTCCACAACAACCGGCTCCCGATGCATCTTCGGCACACCCGATGACACTGCAATCGCGAACACGCAGGTTGCGGCGACCACCGCGGGTGGTGGAACCGTGTACATCCCGCCTGGAAGAACTATCGTCACGGCCCCATTGAACGTGCAGAACTATGTCTCATGGGCCGGTGCGGGACGCGAACTGTCTTGGGTTCATGTCGTGGCAGACAGGGCAGGGGACGCATCGACGGCAGGAACGTCGGACTGGTTGACATGCGCTGGACGTGACGCCTCAAGCCCGCTGATCGGGGCCGACTTCTCAGACTTCGGCATTGAGGCAGAAGCGATGATCCACACGGCCGGTTACGGGTCAGCGATCAAACCGTTGAACATCTACTACGTGAAGCGCTGCTCCATCCGGCGCATGAACGTATGGCACACCCCAGCAACAGCCATCCCGTTCGACCATTCGTATGATCAGGTCGTGATCGCGGATAACGTGATCATCTCCCCTGGGCGCCTCGCCCCGAACGACGGACCAGGCGGCTCCGGGATTGGTGCGGGTACGAAGGGGACCGGCTCGACAGAACCGACGTTGATCATGAACAACGTGATCATCGGAACACAAACGTCAGGTGCGAACGGGCCGGGGCACAACGGCATCTTCACAGAGGCACAGACGGGCGCCGACCCCGATCTTGGCGTCACCGGGTACCGGATCCTGAACAACGTCGTGATCGGTATGTACTACGGCATCAGCGACACTGGTTCGACCGGGACACTGATCCAGGGAAACACGATCGTTGGATGTTCGCGGGGAATCCGTCTAGCTAAGACGACACTCTCGGCCGCGTACCCCGGACTCCACACCATCATCGCCAACAACATAGTCAGGGGGTGCACGGGTCCGGGCTCTACAGACGGAATCGGAATCACGATCTACACCCCGACGTCATCGTTCACTAACCTGCGGTCGAACCTGCACACCATCATCGAGGGAAACCAAATCTTCGAGAACAAGTCGTGGGGTGTTTCCATCAACTCGGCAGGTGGCGTACACATCGACGGTGTGGTCGTCCACGGGAACCAGATTCGAGCCAATGGGCGTTCCGGGGTGAGGCTTGTTTCGGCCGCAACGTTCAAGATCAGGTACCCGGCTATCCACGGCAACCAGATTGTGGCTAACGGCACTGGTGCTGTGTCGGGCGATCGGTCGGGGATCCTCGTAGAGTCGGGCACCACTGTCGAGGGTGGTCGAATCCAAAACAATGACATCTACGACTTGCAGGGTTCCCCGACGCAACTCGCTACGGTCACCACAACGGGGGCGACGTTGACGGGTGTCCGGGTCGCGGGCAACACGGGTGACGCGTAGGCAGAGGGTTCCCGCCTCGCTTCTTTGGATGGCGAGGCGGGAACCAGTGTTTGACCACCACGACATTGAGGGGCCATCTGATGAATGAGTTCGTGTTGACGTTTACCGCTGATGCGGAAGTCACCCACATTGAGGAAGAGGTAGACGAATGACTGTTGGACTTGTTGGGTTGACGAACTCGTGGTTGAACACGATCCGTGGTGGCGGTGCGGGAACCTCGTACACGGCCCCCGCAGCGATCTACATCAAACTGCATGTTGGTGATCCTGGGTCGGCTGGTACGGCTAATGCTGCTGCTGTGACGACGCGTCAGGCTGCAACGTTGGGTGCACCGTCTGCGGGTGCTGTGGCGTTGACGAATTCGCCGGCGTTCTCGATGACGACCACCGAGACCGTGTCGCACGTCTCAATCTGGGACAACGTTTCGGCAGGCAACTGTTTGTGGACTGCCGCGCTGTCGTCCTCGAAGGCGGTCGTGAATGGTGACACGCTCACCTTCACCACCCTCGGGTTCGCGCTCACACCGCTCGCAGCATAAGCAGGGGGTAACCGATGGCCGTCGTCACGAACAACGCAGAAGGCGGCACCAACGGCACCACGGTCAGTGCAGCGAACTCGGGTGGCGCGTCGGGTACTGCGTTCGGTACACCGACGATCGGTGCCGGGTCGACGTTCGTGTTCTCGAACACGGTTGCAGCTCACGGGTCGCTGTCGTACCGGTTCGTAACAGCCGCATCCCAGTTCACCATTGCGCCACTCGCGCAAACGTCGTCGGCCACAACAGCGGTCAGGTTCTACCTGTACACGTCGACCGCGTTTACGACGACGACGGCTGTTGCTCAGGCGTTGACTGCCGCGAATGCGAACATTGCGCAGGCACAGATCACGTCAACCGGGAACCTGCGATTGGCGAACGCCGGCACCGTGTTCACCGCCGCATCAGCGTTGTCGACGTCGACGTGGTACCGGGTCGAGTACACGGTGAACACGACGACGGGTGCGTGGGCCTTCGCCTACTACCTTGGCGACTCGTCCACTGCGGTTGAGTCGTCGTCGGGCACCTCCACGTTCACCGCCACAGTCGTCAACCACCGGTTCGGTAAAGCGTCGAACGGTGCACAGGTTGCCACTTACTACATCGACGACATTGCAGTCTCGGACACCGCAACCACATTCCTGGGGCCGGTGTCTACGGCATGGACCGGCGACGCGTCCACAACGGTCACGGCGTCACTGACTGGTGATGCAGCACGGACGACGACCGGTGACACCTCCACGACGGTCACAGCCACGGCAAGCGCTGGTGCGTCGAACGGGCGCACGGGTGACGCATCAACCAGCGTCGCAGTCTCCGCAACTTCTGCCGCTACACGCAACACGACCGGTGCGAGCTCGACCACCGTCACAGCATCCGTCACAGGTTCAGCAACCCGCACGACCAGTGGGGGAGCGTCCACCACTGCGACGGTGACGCTCACAGCCGACGCGACTGTTACTGGTGGCGGATCCTCTGTGACGGCGGATGCTTCACTCAATGTCACGAGCACTCAAACCTCTGCGGCATCACGGACGACTACTGGCGCGGCTTCAACAACGGTGACGGCTGGCAGGACGGCAGCAGCGTCGAGGGTCACGTTCGGTGACGCTACAACGACTGTCACCACCACCCGAACAGCAGCCGCCACCCGCACCACACAAGGTGCAGGCACACTCGCCGCAACGGTGACGCTCACTGCCGGTGCAGCCCTCACATCACGGGCCGGCGCAACACAGACGGCAACCGTCACACTCACCGCGTCTGCATCTGTTGGCGAGATGCGTGACCTCACACTCGAGGCCACACCACTCACCGACCAATGGTTGCCCACACAACTCGAGCAACGGTTCACACCAACACCGCTCACCGCACAACTCACAGCATCCCCGCTGCCCGACCGTTGGACCACGGAGGAACTATGACCCGCAACGCGACCATCTACGTCACTGCTGGTGAGAAGGAGTATGTGGGCGGCACGGTCACCGCACAGGACGGGTCCGATATCACTGGGGCAACGTTCCTGGTTGGGCTTTCCCAGTCTGGTTCGACACCGCCCGCATCATGGGTTGCGCCGGACGTGAACGTGCAGGGTGCGACAACCGCTGACCGGTTGCTCAAACTCCTTGTTGATGCCCCCCAGTCGGCGGGCACGTATTACTGCTGGGCGCGGGTGACTGATGTTCCTGAGGACGTTTTTCTGGTCGTTGACGGCCCTTTCAAGGTGGTTTAGGAGTCTCATGCCTATCAGCTATTACACGTCCGAAGAGGTCGACGCGAAGATCGAAGCACTCCCGGTAGCACGCGACGGTATCGACGGTAAGGACGGTGCCCCTGGCCTGCCGGGACGCAACGGTATCGACGGCGCCAAGGGTGACAAGGGAGACAAGGGTGATCCCGGAGAACCCGGCAAAGACGGCGAACCCGGTGCGCCCGGTGCTGGTGGTGCAGGGACGACGGTCCTTGTCGACACGCTCGGCACGACGGACAACGAAAGAATCACCGCCCTCAACGCCCTCGCGCAGTCGAATCAGGCGAACAGCGGCAAGACGGTGTTCGAGTTCGCCCTACGCCAATACAACATCAGCGTCCCCATCCAGTTGTGGTCCGGTCTCCGGTTGCGCGGTTCAGCCGGCCTCCCCACACGAGAGTTCGGGCGCGGCACCGTCATCAACTGGCAGGGCGCATCCGGTACTGCTGTGTTCGCCTACACCGGCACCCAGTCAGGGCAGGGGTACCCGTCAGACGGTTCCCCGCGGGACGTCATCGTGCAGGGTCTCGAGTTCCGTGGCGGTGCTGGCCGTCACGTGTTCGAGAAAGTTGACCCGCTGAACTACGCCGCAAGCTCCGGGAAGCGTGCCTGGTACTTCTCCATCATTGACTGCGGTGTTGTCGGGTTTGACACGTTCTTCTGGGGCTTCATGACCGGGTGCACGGTTCGTGGTGAGTTCCATGCGCAGGCCGTTGCGGACTCGACGTTCTTCATCGGCGGGTCAGAAAACAACATCTTCGCCGGCGGGCACGCACTACTCGACAACTCGACCGCAGCGTGGGCTGCATCGGGGAAACCGTACATTCGGTCGATCATGCAGAAGTCGTACATCGGCAACGCGATGATCAGCGCCCGCGGCAACTCGTACCAACTCTCCATCGAGGGTGGCAACGACCTGCACGTCATGGGCACCCAGTTCGACGCCCCAGACGGTGCACCCACCGCGGGCGCAAACATTCGCATCACCGCGGGCAACAACGTGCAGATCATTGGGTGCACGTTCAAGGGGCAGATGAACAACCCCGGCACGACTTCGCTCGGTGTCATCCACGTCACGGGTGGGAAGAACATTGTCATCCAGGGCGAGTTCCGGCTATCAGGCACAGCAGCATCACCGTCGACACCCCTCGTGTACAACTCGTCCGCCAACGTCGTCGAGGTTGGTCTACTCAGCCCCGGCGACTACGACTACACGCTCAAAGGCAACGTGTGGGCGATGTCCCCACGGGCACGCATCATCAGTTAAGAGGACGGCTCCCGTCTCACCCTCAGGGTGGGGCGGGGGCTTTTCTGCGTTAAGGGATTAAACCCAGTTCAGCAACCCGATTAATGAACTCAGGCGTCCCAATAGGCTGGCCGTTTGTGGGGATTAGAGACGAGCTCGAGCAGCTAGCCGAATTGCAAAACACTCTCAAGGATCGGCGTGCTGAACTCGTCCATAGGGCACGACGCGAGAACGTGACATGGCGTGAGATTGCACAGATTCTGGGTATGACCGAACCCGGACTCATCAAAGCCGACCGTGCATGGAAAGCGAGGAACGGGAACGGGAACGGGGACTAAGCCTCGATCGCGCGGCGCTGTCGGTTCATGGCATCGAGCACGCGCACAATGTCTTCATCGACACCGGGTGCGAGGTGACCGTACACGCTGATCGTGGTGTCGATCTTCTCGTGCCCGAGCTTGTTCTGAACGGCGTTTAGGGGTGCGCCGGCTGCGAGCAGCCACGACGCGTACGTGTGGCGCAGGTCGTGAATGTTGGGTGTCTTGCCGACGTTGGCTTTCTCGACGGCACGTTTCCAGATGCGCGTGTTGAACATGCCGTACCAGAGGCGTCCACCCTCGACACCGTGGAACACGAGCTGGTCTCCACCCTGACGCGGCGGAAGGCTATCTACTACCTCTTGGGGGAGCGGGATGGACCTGCGACCTTTCGCGGACTTCGGCACACCCAGAACGGGCACACCATCGACACCCTTCTTCCATGCCTTGTTGATCGACACGGTTGGGGTTCGCTTGGAGCGGTCAATGTCGGACCATGTCAGCGCGGTCGCTTCACCCCAACGGCATCCGGTGTTTGCCATGAAGATGACGAGCGGCTTGTAGTGGTTGGGGACGTGCTCGAGGATGACGTCGAATTCGTCGCGTGTGAGGAACACTCCCTCACGTGACTGCCCCCTGGTGATGCGCACACCGGACACGGGGTTGTCGCTGATGAGTTTGCGTTCCTTCGCGGCAGTGAAGATGTTGGACAGGAGCGCACGATAGTTCGCGACCGTCTTTGGTGCGACAGTCTGCCCTTTGCGCGAGCCTGATGGTTGCTGTTCGACCCAGTGCACCCATTGGCCGATGTCGTCTCGTGTGATGGCGTCGATGGGGTGGTCGCCGAGAAGGGGGAGGAACGCGTTAGTCATGCGTTCGTAGCCGCGCCTGGTGCCGGGTTGGATGCCTGTGAGGATGCCTGATTCGGGGGATAGGTAGGTTGCTGTCCATTCGGCGAGGGTGGGGATCTGGTGCCCGGATGCGTCACGTTTGGCGAGGAGTTCGCGCGCGGCTTTCCCACCGTATTTGCCCACCCATGCTGCGAACTGGTCGGCGGCTCCCTTGTCGGGCAGAGTCTCGGTCTTGACCTTGCCGTCGATGCGGAACTGAATCCGCCAGACGACTTCGCCCGACTTGAGCTTGAACGGACGCGCCTTAGGCATCGCTACATCGTCCGTCGACCGCTGAGGCAGTCGGGGCAGACGTCAGACACCGGAACCTTGGTGGGCGAACCGTGCATGTTGATCCCGCCACCGCATTTCACGGGCTGGAACTCGTTGACCGAGTAGCCCTCGCGAAGGTGGTAGATCACCTGATCGGGCTCCGGGTAGCGGTGAATGATCTCCGCGATGACCGTTCGCTCGGCGACTGAAGTACTCATCGGAACCTCCTGAGGCCCGATGTAGTGTGCGATGTAGTGTTCGCTGTATTAATGGGCCTACAGGCCAGTATATACGTGGGGTGAGTAACGGGGCTTGAACCCGCGACCTCCTGGACCACAACCAGGCGCTCTACCAACTGAGCTATACCCACCATGCGCCTGTTCGTCTCGCGATCAGGCAACTCAACGAGCTTACTACACCTTTGCGTCGAATTCGTTCACGACGGCCTCGGCGATGTCGTGCAGCTCGGCGCTCGTCGGCCCTGGGTCGGCCACGAAGACCGCACGGCGGTAGTACCGCAGTTCGCGGATCGATTCGAGGATGTCGGCGAGGGCGCGATGCCCGCCGTTCTTCGCAGGCGACTGGAAGTACGCCCGCGGATACCAGCGTCGTGCGAGCTCCTTGATGGAGGACACGTCGACGTTGCGGTAGTGCAGGTGCCCGTCGAGGCGGGGCATGTACCGCGCGAGGAATGCGCGATCAGTGCCGATCGAGTTGCCTGCGAGCGGCGCCTTCTGCTCTTCGGGGATGTGCTTGAGCACGTACTCGAGCACCTGGTACTCGGCGTCGGCGACGCTCACGCCGTTCGGGATCTCTTCGATCAGGCCGGATTCGGTGTGCATGTTGCGCACGAACTCGCCCATGTTCTCGAGTGCGCTCGCGTCGGGGCGGATGACGATGTCGAGCCCCTCGTCGACGGGGTTCAGGTCGTAGTCCGTGATCACGACGGCGATCTCGACGAGTTCGTCGACTTCGAGGTCGAGGCCGGTCATCTCGCAGTCGATCCAGACCAGACGGTCGCTCGCAGTTGCCAT